ATAATTCTACCTTCTTCAGCAGCCTTATCTAATTGAACCTCATCAATAGTACCGTCTTCTTTTTGAAATGGTCTATCAACTGACCAGAATTTCTCTGGAGCTTCTGATTTAGATTTTTCAATGCTTTGAATATATTCCTTAGCTAAGCTAGGAGCTGGTTCAACTTCTTCTTCAGCAACTACTTCAGTAGGAGTAACTACCTCTTCAGCAACCACCTCATATTTAGCATCTATTAAAGCATTTCTTTCTGTCTGAGCAGTTCTATAGTCTGACTCTAAAGACTTAATTAATTCTGCCTTATTTGGTAGATTACCGTCATTTATAGAAACTGCTTCTATCTTAATATCAGCAATATTGTTATTTAAATCAATAATTTTTCTATATACATCGTCAGGCATATTATTTACCTTCTCAATTGTATTAGCTATTATTTTAGAGTTCTGAGCCGTAGCTTTATCTATTTGTTTATTAATTACAGCTCTTTCAGTGTCATTTAATAATTCATTCTCTAATTGTTTAGAAAAATCAATAATTTTTTTTGAGTTCTCATCTAAAATGTTTAAATCACTGTTATTTTGGTGTGACTTAAGTACTGCTCCAGCAATATGTGGAGCTGCTTTTAATATGTTTGTAAGTGTAAATGTATCCTTAAGAACTGTTCCAGCATTATCTAATAAACCAACATCTTTTTTACCTAATATATATTTATTAGTAAAGTTCTGTGTGAAATTAGTAAACTCCTCTCCAGTTACTTCTTTACCCATATCCACAGACCAATCCTTAGCCCATTCCTTAGCTTTTTCTTTAACAGATTTTTTTATTAAATCACCTTCATTTTTTACAATAGCGTCAAAAACTCTTCCTCCTTTTTTTAATATAGATAGCGTTGGTATTTCAGATATTACCTCAGCAGATCCCCAAAGGGCTGGGGCCACTGCCATCTGTAATGGAGAATAGGTAGCCTTACCTTCAAGAACTTCTCTTGTCATTTCTGTATATTTTTCACCAGTAGAAGATACTCCTATAACTCCTAATCCACCTATACCAGTAGAAGTAGCTACTAGATTTGGTATTTGTTTAGACAAAATATCAGAAGCATAATTTATAAGTCCTTCAGGACTCTCGATACTTTCAACAGACTTTCTTAATTGACTTTCCTCATCAGATATATAGTCATTTATTTTATCTGTAACTTGTTGACCAGCTAATGAATATATTTGACCTTGAGCACCACCTGCAAATTTAGCAGCGTAATTAGTAAATCCAAGTATACCGTTTAATATTTTAGTACCACCTAATCCAATATTGGTAACTGCATTATCCACATCTCCATATCTTCTTTTTAGTAAATCAAATTCTTGTTTTACAGTACCTAGATCTTCTCTGTTTTTATCAATTATAGATTGTCTTTTTTGTATACTATTCCCAATTCCAACTATTTCATTACCTAACGAAACGTATGAGTCATATAATTCTTTTGGAAGTGGTTGATTATTATTTTTATACTTAAAAAGCTCTTGCTCTATAGCTTTATATTCATTTATTTTTTTATTACCAACAACTTCGTAAGCATTTATTACTTTTTCTTCTTTTATATTAATTTCTTGTAAATTTTCAGCTAAATTCTTTCTGTTTTGTTTTAATAAATTTTTATCACTTTCATCAAGATTATCTAAAAAAGAATTTAAATTATCCGTCTCTATATAATCTTTTTGTTTATTTTTATAAAGTTGCTTTGCTCGTTCTTCTACTTCAGCATCAGTTAATTCTATTTTATTTTTAGCGGCATCCTTTAAAACTTCCTTCTTTTCATCAGATAGTACATCAACATCAGCCTTTAATTTATCAGCACCTATAGCTCTTAATGCAGGTTGGTCTAATACAGCATTATACATATCTATTGAAGCAGCCTTTACGTTATTCCAAATACCAGTATTAGTAAGAGCGTCATTTAATCTTTTATCAGCCTCAATATCAGCAGCCCCCTCATCTTTAGCAGCTTTAAATTGTTGCTCTATTTCAGATAATCTAGCATCGCTAAGTTTTTCTTGCTCTTTATTTAAATTTACAAGTTCTTCAGTTTTTCTTAATATTTCCTCTTGATTTTCTGGAGTAACTTTTGTAGTAGCTAATTCTCTTTGGAGTATAAGTTTCTTACTAGCAGCAGATTTTGATATTTTAGGAACAGGTTTAGCCTGAAGAGTTTGTTGTTCTTCAGGTGTAAATCCAGTAAATGTTTTCATTTTAGGTGGTCCACCTAAACCATCCGATTCCACAGGAGGTTGAGTTTCTTCTGTATCCGATAAAGTAGGAGTAGGTTGAGTTTGTGTAGGAGAAACCAACTGCTTTTTTTGAGCAGTAGGCTGAGTAGCTACTTTTTTTTTTACCCCAGCAAAGTATTCGTCTATTGCTATACCAATTTGTTCATTAGTTACATCGTCTTCAAATGTAAATGTTTTCCCGTTTGCTTTTACTTTTTTAGGCATAATTATTCTACTGTATATTTAATTCCACTTGCTGTCGTTTGTGCTCCACCACCCTTTTGTATAGCCTTCCAATTAGCCAGTGCTTGAGGCTTAAGATAATCATAAAGTTCTTTATATCCACTTAGATATCTTCTTCTTTTTGGATCGTATATTTGAGTAGCTATATTTGATATCTTTGAGATATCTGGAGCTACATCACCCTTTTTCTTGCTAGAATATGTGACATCAGCTACAGTTGTAATACCATCAACTACATTCTTTTCTTCTATCTTCATCTGTAACTCATTAGTTATAGGGTCAATATAAATAGCCTTAAGATTTTGAGCAGCACCAGTAGATTTATCTATTACTGGTACATCCATTGTAAATCCAGACCTAGATGTCTTTTTACCACCAACCTCAGTTGACGTGGTATATCTTATATCCTGAGTAGTAGGTACTACTGGAGCAGGTTTGTCTGGAGTTCTATCTGGAGCCCATCCTCTCCAAGTATTTTCAACCTGTTTTTGTTCGTATTTTACTCTCTCTCTTAAATATCTTTTTGCAGTTTCTTTAGCTGCCGCATCTTGTTCTTTAGTTAATACAGGCTCTGGATTTCCAGACGCATTTAATTGTACAAATATCTTAGAAGGATCTTTCTTAGCTTCTTCTGCATTTATTGTAGGAGTATATCTCTGTCCTTTTATATCTCCATAATCAGTTAATACAGATAATGCACTTAATGGATTACTTGTAAGACCATTAGCCACATTGTTCTCAAATAAATCAAAATCTTTACGAGCAGTAGCATCGTCTATTGTCCAAATACCACCAGCCCCAACTTTTCCAACTCTTGTAAATTCAGCTATCTTATCTGCCTGAGCATCAAGCTCCTTATCAAGTTGTACCTTTGGTATGAGTAAATTTCTTTCGTTATTAAGCCAGTTCACTTCGATAACATCGTTTGGATCTTTACCAGCAATAAACCCTCTACCACTCTTAGGGTCTAGTATAATATTCTTATCCTTTAAAGAAGCGGCAAGTCCTAATGTTTGTGCCATATAGTCAGAGGCAGCAGATAAATTACCAGCCTTGCTTTCTGCAATATATGTATCGTATGCCACCTTAGCATTTTTACCTACAGCATCAATCTGAGTGAAGGTATCCATTGCGTTCTGGTTGAACATATTGAAATCTTTCTGAGAAGCCTTACCTTCTCGAACTAGTTTGGCATAATCCCCAACAGCTCCTTTAAAATTATAAGCAGCGTCAGTAAGTTTAGTATTTAAAGCCTCATCCTTACCAAGAGTTACCTTACTTATAGAAGTAAGAGTGTCATTGGTGTCTTTTTCTAGTTTATCTCTATTAGCCTGTCTAGCAGCTTCGCTATCTGTTAATGATTTCTGAACACCCTGTATAACAGTGCCCCAATCAAATACTGGGGTTGCCTTTACTTCTGCTGGGTTAACTATTCCTCTATATTCTGGCATACTATTGTCCTTTATTTAAAAATGATAATGAGCTCATCCAGTCTGGAGTTTGATATGGATTAGGTTGCGGTCCAAACGCATTAGTAGAGACTGGTTGACTTGTAGGCTGTCCAAAACCAGTACTCATCGCTGGTACATTTTGCTTATAGTAAGCAGCTGTTTGAGCTTGTTGAGCTGGAGTTTGAGGAGCTTCTTTAGCAGCTCCAAACGAAGGTATCATTCCAAGTCCAGTATTTAATATACCAGCGCCTGCCTGAGCAGCTCCTTGTTGTAGTCCTAATTCAGCAGCTCTTGCTTCAGCAGCAGTCTTTTGTGCGCCAGCTAGTCTTTGACCTTCTAATCCTGCTAAACCTGTATTTACATTTGTAGCAGACTGTGCTTGAGCAAATTCTCTTTTATATAAATCTTCAGCCATAGCATCTCTAGTCTCAGCCTCTCCTGCAATACCAGCAGCAGCAACCTTACCAACTCCTCCAGGTAAGAACCTAGGATCTCCCTCCTGCAATGCTCCAACCAATTGACCTACCTGAGCGGTAGTCTCTCTAGCAGCTCTTCCATAGGCCTCCATAGGCATTTGTAACCCCTTAAAGAAGTCTTGGCTTAATAACTGTTCTTGCTTTCTAGCAGCATCTTCAGCTGCTCTTTCTGCAGACTTCTGTATATCTTTTTGTTTACTTGCCTGTACTAAATCAGTAGCTATATTTACAGCTCCTAATCCCATACTTACCCAAGGTGTTGCCGCTGATGCTGCTCCTGCTAGTCCTCCTGCTGCAGGTGTGCCCCCTGCTACTGCTGGTACTGCTCCCATATTATATCTTTTTTATATATTCAACAATGTTTTTAGAAGATGATATGTAATTTGCATCTTCAAATAGTTTCTTTAAAATTGGATTGCCACTTACTGTCATAATAAGGTCATATCCTATGCTCTTCATGTACTGCTCTGTATTATAAAGCAAAAAATTAAGAGCACTCTTTCTATACTTCTTCTCTGTATCTTTATTGCCAGTTATAAAACCAATCCAGCACCAGGCCGAATCACTAACATAAACTGGAGCCGCATACAAATCAATTCCTTCTGCACTAACCACGAATATTCTCTGTGGTAACGATGTCTTTTCAAGTACTGGAAAATCCCATCTTACCCACCATTTTACTAGTGTTTCGTAATAAGTATCTCTATTTTCTAACCTACACTCGTGCATCGTACAAAGATACTAAATTTAAGGCAAACTTTTGAATATGCTACTTCCTATAGAAAACATCTCCACCCTTGATGTATTATTGTTCTCTAGTTCAATCTGCATATAGTATCCACGGACACCATAAGATTCAGCAACTGCATTTTGGAAATAAAATATAAAGTCAGAAACTAAAGGTATACTTCCACCACTAGTTGTGTTTATTGTTATTGTTTTATCTCCTTTATTTACTATCTTACCTAATTTTAATGGAACTCCTGCGTTATTTTTATAAGCATCAGATCCAATAGTTATTATACTGCCTAAACTGTAGTTAAATGTAACTACCACAGCAGCTGGAATGGTACTATTTACAGATATTGGAACGCCTATACCCTGAGTTGACCGTAAATTTAAATCTTGAGTACCTTCATTACTTCTTATATACGCAAAATAATCACCCTCCTTTAATTCAAAATACGAATGGTCAATAGAACCAGTAGATAGGTCAGTTAATATACTACAGTCCCAGGTATCTTCACTATTTAATGATATGGTATTAAAGTTCTTAACAGATCCTTGATCTGCATTAAATACAGTCGTTATCTTGGATGTATAATCGTTTCCGTAGAAATTATTTCTACGCTCATTAGTATTATGACGATATAAGTTTCCTCCTTTAAACGAATAAAAATAAGAGTTCATACCAATCATATTCTCTGGTATATAAGAGAAGAATGAGGTCCAACCTTGACTATCGTTACTGTATGCTAGTGTATTTTCCATTTGTTATTTTATTAAGGAGGACATATTCCAATTAAGCCAGTTATTGTACCTACTGAAGTAATTATTTGATTTGTTGTTACTGTATTAGATAGATCATTACAAAAAAGAGCATAATAGTTACCATCACCAATAAATGTTATTGTACCTGCTAGATCTGTATAAACTATTGAGGTATTTGTTGCTGTAGTATCTACTCCAACAGTATTGGTATTACTAAGATATACTGTATTTGGAAGAAGAAGACCACAGGCATCAGTTGGATCTGAAAGATTTGATATTAAAAATTCTTTTAATAATGGTACAGCTTGAGTTTCGAAGTTTAATTCGTCTCCATATATAGTACTTCCAAACACTATAGCATATGCTTTAACGTAATATACAGTTTCAGAAGTTAGACCAGTCGCATTCAGCGAATATAATCCTTGACCTACAGATGTATCCGTTAACACATTATTTGCTGTAGTAGGATTTGGTGATGTTCCATAAACAAAACCTCTAGTAGCGCTTATATCTCCACCATTACTTATAAGATTACCGTTAAAGGTAGCAGTAGTTTCTTCAATTGCAGTTATAGATACAGTGTCTATATTAGAACAAGATATTAGGTCTGTTAAAAATCCATCAATTTGTTGTCTATAGTTTCCTCCAAATGAATAGTATCCATCTGGAGCCTTTGTCGTTAGAATAGAATTTGTCCACACAGCTATTGCTGTAGTAAAATCATTTGTATCTATGTAATATGCCATATTTATTAATCTTTTATTAATCTTACTGAATAACCATATGTTTTATCGCCGTAGTTTATGAAAACACCTCCAGTATTATAATTAAGGCCTCGGAACCAAGGGAGTGTAGAAATATCCTGTGAAGAACTCCACCAGAAACCGTATATGCCAATGTTGTAGAATGTGCCATTTAAGTAGCGAAAACCTCCAGGAAGAGCTGTAATTAGACTCTCATTTGTAGCATCTACATTTGGTGTTAACCAATGACATAATCCCGCTTCTTTCATTTTACCACCCGCAACAGTTGCTCCACCTAAATAGTCTGTAAGAACAGTCCATTCTGCATCTGTTGGTACATGGTAACCTATTGGTGCTAATCCTCTTGGATCATTTACAGCATACCAATTATATAATTTACCATATGTCGGGCCATTAGCTGGGTCATTGTCATAATAACACCAAGCCCCTGTTGTTAATGACTCCCAAACAGTTGGGTCAGTTACTTCAGGTATTGGATCTCCATTACTATATGTTGTTACATCTAAATTGCAATTTGTCCATTCGTAATCTGCAATTAGTATTGGATCTCCAGATATGCAATCTATACATTCGTTACAATCGCAAGCTAGTAAACTACTATTTAAATCGTAGCATAAATCAAACTCAAAAGAATCAGTATAATCCCATACTAGATATAGATATTTATTCCCTAGCGTGTTATCATATATAAATGAAGATTCATATATTCCAGTAGAAGGGTTTAATATAGGAGTAGCTGTATTCAATAAAGGATATAATGTATCTTTATCTGAATATAACGTATTAGACGCTAAATATTTAAAGTTATTTTTCTCTGTATTAAATATAAAATTATCTGTAATAAATTTATCTGACTGAATTTTAACAGTACTTCCATTAACTGGAATAACTCCAACAGATGGCTGGCCAGTCATTAAATCATAAAGAGACACTCCATCAGCTTCAAGAAAAACATAATCTACATTATATACACTACTAACTCCATCTAAAGACCAATTGAAATTATTATGAATGGTCTGACCTTCTGAAGCTGGAGAATTATACACTATTCTAACCAATGTAAGGTCCTCTATAAAAGGACAGTTAGTTGTTAATATGTATGATGATTCCTCAAGACACTCTATTATAATTGTTATTCTATTTGTATTTATTAAATCTTTATAAAAATTAATAGATCCAGTTTCTGTAATTTCTTCATTTATTATTTCTACAGAATTATAAATTACTGTAATATTTGCAGAGCCAACTGGAAAGTCGTAATCAATATTCACATCTCCTAAAGAGGTGCCAACTTCTACATCATAAGTATAAGTATCAAATACTGATTGCCTAGATATAGTAGTATTACATTCATAAATATCTGGAGTAATAGGATTTAATTGGTTATTAGTTGATATAACATACTCGTTCATATATGGATCAAATCCACCAATCTTTTGGTTATTGAATGTATTCTTAAATTCATCTCTAAACCAGTTCTTTAGCCCAAAACTAGATATAACCTCTAACTGTTCTCCAGCATAAGTAGCGGTAGCATTTCCAGAACCTCCTTTTAAATTCAATACAGCATTACGTTTAGAGTCAGTAAAAAATGTTTCGCTTCCACGAGATGCAAAACTCTCAGGATTATTACTAATACCATAGTCCTCAACTCTAGCCATCTGAGTTCCAAGAACTTCAGGAATAGAAGCAATAGCACCTCCAGCAGCAGCATCAGAAAGTAAGTTCTTACCAGCTAGTACATAAGATATTTTATCCTCTTGAAGTACAAGTAAATCAGTCTTACGAGCAAATAATTTATTTATTGATCCAAATGATTTTTCACAATCCTTCCAATTAGAAAGAGCAAGGTTGAATTCATTTAGTTTATTTAAATTTGTTTCAGAATTATATACACCACTGTATGTAAGTCCAGCATATCTATCAGCTTCTTTAAATTCTTCCTGAGACACAGCTGTAACCCTACTTCCTAAATAGAATGGAGCACCCACAAGAGAATCATTTATCTTATAGCTCTCAACGCCATTTCCAAAAGAAAAGCAATTAAAGAAGTTTAAGTCAACTACCGCTGGAGCTGTAGATGTTTGATTAGAAACATTTCCAGTATGTAATCCATCAATAATAGTAAAATTATCACTTCCTTCGTAGTATATTTCTCCGTCAGAATCTTGAGCCTCAGTTTCAAACACCATTAAAGATGTAGCTCTTTGAACCTGAATCTGTATAGTTGTTCTTGAGTACTTAGGGCTTACACCTCCGCAATCGGGTGTACCAGTAGTAACTACTAGCCATAATTCACCAGTAGTAGCATTTTCTTGAAATTCATATTGATTATGATTTTGAATAAATGGAAGATGACAATTGTTATTTGTACAAGTAGGATTAAAAGTTTCTAATGCAGGATTTTGATCGTTTTCATTAGGTTCTTCACCTCCAGTATATGTTCCAGATCCAAAATCTATATGGTCTCCTTGAATAAAAGTATATAAATTACTATAATATTGAGAAGATGTAAATGTTTTATCAAATATATAGTTACTAGAACCACATCGATCACCTCTTCCGTTTCTTTTTAAATCAATAAATATATGAATCCTACTTCCAGCAGGTATGTCATAAGGAATATATGGAGTTATTAAAGGAGTTTCAGCTACAGATATATATGCTGGATTATCAATACTACACGGATATAACGTTGTTTTACCAGTTTGTTTTAAGCCGAAATCAACATAGCTATTAGGTTTGTATTCAGCAGCAAAGTTAGATACCTTCAGAGCCATATATAATCCAGCGGGTTCTATTATTTCAATACCAGCTTCATTTACGTTTCCAGTAATAAACTCATTAGGTTGAGACTTAAGCTCTAGCACCTTTGTTTTTACCAAACTATCTAGCACTCCGTTTGTGTCAGACTTTACTATAAGAGTAGAGTTTTCTTGAACCTTACTTCTATTATCTCCTTCTAATTTAAACCAAGTTAAACCAGTATCTTCAACATAAAATTGATTTGAATATACTATCTGATATAGTGCCTTAGAAGGTTTTACTACAAACTTATATCTTTTAGCCCATAAAGGAGCTAAATTATTTATAGTAGCTACAATATAATTCTTTTTTTCTGATGCTGATGCTGGAATAAATACAGTATTTAATTTAGATACAAGTGCAGTAGAGCTTCTTAAATATTCATCCATATATACAATTCCAACCTCGTAATCTCTATTGCTATGAAGACTTCTTCTAGATCCTATTTTTGAAAAAGCAGGAGAAAAAGATGAATTATTAAAATATTCATAAGCATAAAAATATGTACCAACATTATCTGGATCTTCAACCCTAAATTTAACTGCTGGCACTTGAATTTGTATTATATTGGATCCAACAGAAGATGTTATAGTAAAACCACCGTTTATACCAGTAATTCCACTATCAATATCTTGCCATGCACCAAATGGAGGATATGCTCCTTTTGCAACTATAGAACAATTAAATTGATCAGTAATAGAAAATTCATTACAACTATTAGCATATGTTTCATGTGTGTATATTGCATCTACAAACTCGTCACTTGTAGCAAGGTCATATACACTTGTGTAATTTCTTCTTAATGTAAATATAAAATCATTTTGAAACTCATTTCTAGGAGCGGGTTCAGTAGGTGGATTATCATAATCTGCATATCCAGAAAACGTTTCGTGTTGCAAATTAAATTCCATTGAAAATAATGAACCCTCAGTTAACTCAATTCCAGTTAAATCTACTGAAACACTTGAATTTTCAGAGGTAATAGTATTATCTGGATCAATTGTATAGTTAATACCATTTGTTATCTCATAAGGTAGTTCTACATATCCTATATCCTCACTAACTACATTTAAATCATAATCTAATTCAGTATCAATATTATATCCATCAATATAGTTTCCGTATATAAGTCTATTACCCATTACGGTTTGAGACTTTGCCGTTCTTGGAACGTTATCGTATAACCTAAGTAACTCACTCTCAGTAAGTGTAGTATATATTTTTCTATTGTTAAATTCAATACTTTGAATTACATCATCTAACCAACCCTGTTCAGACTTATCATATCTTTCAATTACATTTATAATATTTGAATCAGACAGTTTAAAACATAAATCAATTCCAATTACATTATAATCTCCAGTATAAAATGAAATATCAACAGTATTAAATATATTCTGCATAGACTGATTAGTATATGTAGAATAATCCAACTCAAAGTTACCAGGTTCAAATGCTATATCACTAAATTGTGATAATGCACTATACTCATTATCCTTATACTTGTATCTATAGGCAAATGATATAAATCTTTCATTCATATAGTTCTCCTCTCCAGCTTGATTATAAAGCTGTAGCGAAGGAGCCTCTAATGGAGGCGCAACAATAACAGAGATATCATCTTCAGTTATTTCGTCAACAGATAATATAGGCTGTGGATAGCTTCTTGTTACATTTATTTTTCTTGGAGGATTTAAATTATCGGTCCAAAATAATAAGTCATCAATCTTATTTATACCATTTATAAGGTAATCTGTGCTAAAATTTAAAACAGATGTAGATACTATATGATATACTATTACGTTATTGTTAGTGTTATAAGATAAAATAATATCTACATTGCCAGGATCACATACAAACCAATATAGGGTTTCATTAGATCCATCCTCATAAGAACCAATGCACTTAGCGTTTTCGCTAATAGGAGCTCCTTGATATAAAATACTTGTAAGTTTGGTATTTCCCTTTGAATTCTCTAAGGCTCCAACACTATTTCCTTCGCTTGATCCAATTCTAATGTTTAATGCGTCAATATATTGACCAGGAGGAACAATCCTCTCGTCAAAATCTTTATTCATTTTTCCAGCTAAGAAGTTTACCTCAACGTTTTCCATATTATTTTATCCATTTGTCTTTACCTCTCAGATTCATCAATAATCTTCCAGGATGCATATTGCTCAATCTTATTTTTGCATTCCTTAAAAGGGCTGTTTTATCCTTCTTAGCACGTTGTACGACATATTCTTGAACTCCTGTTTTGTTATTTAATACTGCATACTTCATATATGCGTACATAAACTCTTCAGCAAGTTTGTTTACCTGAACCTCAGAATCATCTCCACCTTCCATTCCGTCAGATATATACTCTAAAATACATAACTCACCAGCCATTCCAGAACTAAAATTAATTACCCCTGATTGCTTGTCAATTCTGTATGTAGGATTTGAATTTGCTGTCTCTGTATTTAAACCGAAACGAGATCCAACATTATAGTCAAAGTACCATCTTCCATCAATATTATATCCCTCTCTACCAGAGAATTTACCCTCTCCTAGATAGATTGTTCTTACCTGATCATTAATTCTGTCATAATCCAATATGGACGTACCCTCTAAAACATCGCCATTCTGGTCAAATAATACTCTACAGTTATTATCTTGTAAATAACTATTACTATAATTCGCCTGTATATTTTCAGAAAGAGGCCTAAGTATTCCGTTCTTGTATAAAGACATTCTAACATAGTTAACGTAATTGTTTGGAAGGACAAATTTTAAATCATCACAAATACTTATCTCAAGAATCTTTATCTCCTTTAATGCGTCATAATTTATCTCTTGAATACCACGCTTAGCATGGAATAAGATATTATATTTACTAACATTGTTTATTAATTTATCATTTCCAACATACATCAACATGAAGTTGTTTACTAAATCAGATAGTGATATGTATTGGTAAGAACCCCAGTTTTCATTCTCAGGATTATTACCAGAATTTTCATAGTATTGATAACCGTTTAAGTAAGCCATATTATCCCTCTGTTTGTTTGTTAGCGGTTTCTTCTGAAGTAGCAAAGTTATATACATCAGCCTCTCTAATAGATACACCAGCGTATTGTAGTATTTTAGCTACAAGTAATGGTTCATCAGAGTATGGTATCTCAAAGTCTTGATAATCTAAAGAAGATTGATCAAATAGAGGTGTTCCTCCTACAATAAGCGTATAAGTCCACTTAGGATCCTTTGGCATTCTAACATACTGAGCATTTACTAATGAATCAATAGTACTTGGGTATATCGTCAATGACGATCCTTCCATAGAGTATACAGGAAACATAGTAGACGGACTTGTAAGATTTGATGATAACAAATACATCAACTTATCTTGAGTAACTCTATCTATCTCCTTTGTATTATTATATCTAATAGAATTTAAGTAGTAATAATCAGTAGGTATATCAAACGTACCAGAAGGTATATCATAGGCCAATGTAGCCGTTGTTGAAAAAATATCAATAGTTTCCTCTAATGATTTTACTAAATCAGAATATCCACTTCCAGACATTCTAGCATTCTGCTTAACTACCCAATTATTATACTGGTAAAAGTAGTTCTCAAATATATCTAACTGAGCCTGTTTTGCATATAAGTTAAAATCATCAGGTGTGATATACCCAAAGTTATTCTTATTAATCACAGACAATACAGTGTTTCTAACCGAATTTATCATTTATAAAACTTTTTACAAAGATACTAAAAAAAGCACCCTATTTTTTAGGGTGCTTATTAATTTATTTAACGTGATTCTCTAGTAGTCGTAAGACCTCTAGTCCCTCATCTGTCTGAAGATAAGACGCTAATATGTAAATATGATTTTCTCCGAATGGTACGGTAAGAACTTTCTTTTTATTGGAAGGTAAGTTATAATAAATATCTCTACCTTTATTTTTCAGTCTTAATATATCGTACTCAAAGAATTTAGCACAAGTATTCTGAAGTTGAAGCATTGGATCGTTCAACATCTCTAAGAACTGCATTGGATTTCTTCTAGCATATACAAAAACATCTCGCTTTAATTCAGCAGTAGACATCTTCTCAATTTTAGATCCAAGTAATACACGAGCTACAGCCTCAAGTAAGTCTAAACTTAAATCTCTTGCTGCAATCTGCGCATCTAATTCAGCAGATAACTGCTCTACATCAGAATTTGCATCCTTCTCTGTGTTAACCTCTTCGAATATTGATCCATTAGCTGGATGAATTTCTAAGAATTTTTGTAAAACTGGATTATTTTTAGGAACACTTAGTGCTCCATCCACAAAGATAATAGGTTCTAAAATAGCATTTCCATCCTGCTCATCCTCAAATGGGCTCTTTTGGTTTCTTGCATATCGTAACGCTCTTTGTGAAGTTCCATCAAAGTGCAATAATGCAGATCTGTGGGTATTTCTTGATGCCAACATATAGGTAAGTGGCGTACTCTTTTTCTTTAGGACATATACTTTGTCCGTTAATTCATTTTTCATTTTATAAGATTTAAATTGTTTAAAAAAAATAACAGGGGATTTTACTCCCCTGTTAAGGTATTAATTATGCTTCAAAGATGAAGAAGTTATTTGCACCTAAAGTACATAAAGCTCTTTCAGATAAGAAGTGAACTTCCATAGCATCTAAGCTAGAAGTAGAAGCTCCACCAGCAGAACCAGTGATCCAAGTTTTGTAACGTCTGTCTTCAGTTTCAGAAGCTCTGTAACGTACGTGTAAGAATGGACGTTTAGCGTTTTTACCAAGAACTTGGTCGTAAACTGTAGTAGAACCAGCAGGTACTAATACTCCATTAACAGATCCACCTACAATACCACCTCTTAATGTAGCATCGTTTAAGTATTTCCAGTCTGTTTTGTAGAAATCATAACCTCTACGGAAACCTGTAAAGCCTAAGTTCAATGACATGTCTCTATCGTTGTCAAACAAACCGTAAGAAACTCCACCAGCAGCGTTAGAAGATTGTGCTCCCAACATATCATCAACATCAAAAGAGAATTGACGGTTCAAGAACAATACATTTTCTTCGATAGCTCCTTGTTTGTCAAGTCTTTGGATAATAGCATCAAAATCAACTAAAGCAGTTGGATTTCCACCACCCCAAACATTTCCTCTATCATTGATAGAATAGAATAAACCTTCAGAACCTTTGTTACCAAACACTTTGAGCAGCAGCTCCAGAACCAGTCTCAGCAGGTACTGCTTCAATCATAGTCATCTCTAAGTAATCATCAAAACGCAAACGAGTTTCGTGCTCTGACTTAATGTACCATAAGTATCCAGTAGCTCCATTTTCAGTAGTAACTTCTACCCATCCGATTTGTGCCATATCTGAACCAGATACTGCATATTTATCTTTGATGATAATTGGGCTGTTCTCGAAGATATCATCAACTGACTCAAGAGATTCTTCCATTCCTTCAGTTCCTTTTTTGAACTCAGAACCGTAAACGAATGCAGTAACAGTAGCTGTAATTGCAAATGCTTGTCCAGTACCTTCGTAGAAAGCAACGTCAAAAGTTCCAGCAGCGTAATCTACGTCAGTAATAATAGCTTTGTTTGAGTTAGCAGCAACTGCATTATCAGACAAGAAAACTGTTTGACCTTTTCTAAATGCAATAGATCCAGATAAAGTATCATTCACAGTAATTGTAGCTACATCAGCAGTTACAACAGCGTCAGTAGAACAATCTGCATATTTAGTGTGTAAACGCCCTTGTTCTGCCCATTTGATAAGATCAGAGTTAGATGGCATTTCAGCTCCAACTGCTCTTAAGAAAGATGCAACTGAGCGATTTCCGTAACGTTCGAATTCTTTCTCGTAAGTATCTGGAAGATACTGATTCAAGAAATTGAAATCTGTAATATAATTGCTAGAAAGAGTTTTTCTTTCAGCAGATGGGGTTAATGAAAACCCAGGTGTTGGCATTACTGACATAATTTTGTTTTTTATTGTTTATAACTTCTAATTTTTAGTCCTCTACCACTATCACTATCTGAAGCTGTAACTTTAAAACCTGATTGACTGCTAGACTGTGGTACACTACGTGTCTCCATATCTATATTCTTAATTTTTCTTGTGCTATCTAATAGCGCATCAGTCTTGCCTTGCTCATAAAAGAACTTAGCCATTTTCTCAGGATTCATAGCCGCTGCTAATGAACGATGATAACCCTTAGCATCTGATATTAATCCATTCGCATCTAAATGTTTAGATATAAAATTAGTAACATCTGATTGAGCATTCTTTAATTCTGTAACATCTCCAGGTAAAAACGTTATACTCTTGTCTCCAACATTGAACTCAAAACCTTTGAACTCATTAGAAAAAATTTCTTCAGTCTTTTTTTGAAAATATTCAGATTTTCTAGAACTCTCTTGCTGATAGGTCTGTGATTCTTGAACATATTTCTTGTAAGCATCGTAAGATTCTTTCTCATCATCTGAAACTAAACCACCTTTCGACTCGACAGGTATTTTATACGCCTCTTTTGAATCCTCAAAAAATTTCTTTGCCTTAGCAAGCTCTTTCTTCTTAGCAATCTCCTTCTTCTTGATGTCCTTTGGTTCATCAAGATCCTCATCATAAGCAAACTTATCCTCGATCATATATGCGATATCATCTTGGTCTAAGTCCTCTTCTGTTTGAGAGTAGTACTCTGCTAATAATTGATCTGGATTTAAACTATCAAAATCTCTGCTTAACTTAGCAAAATCTTCGATACCTCTTCCAGTCTCTTTTTTATACTTGAAGTATGCAGATACGTCACCAGGTAACTCTTCTGCCTCTTCTCTTTTCTGAAGCAACTCATCAATAGAGTTAACTTCCTTATTGTATCTATTCTTAATATAAGAAAGAACATCTGAGTCTCCGTATTCTGGAGTTACTACTTCTTCTGGAGTAATTACCACTTCTGGAACTACTACTTCTTCATGATGTTGATTCTCTTCGTGTTGGTTTAAGAGATTTTGTTCAATCTCTTGCATAGACTTCTGTTCGACAGCCCCCAATTCTTTTACTGTAAAATTTTCCATTTGATTTAATTTTTTGCAAAGTTAGTTATTTAATTCTTATGCTATATTAGCAGTTCCACTTGTCTAATGCAAGTTTCTTTCTTGTAGGTTCACCATTAGGTTTCTTCATAGGTCCTGGCATCCCTGACATTCTAGAACAGAAAGATGCTCTTCTTTTAGCGTCTTTACTTCCAGGTTTTAATTTAGAAGGTTTAGTCGTAACTGCGGTTTGAAGTTTTGATCCAGGATTTTCTTTTCTATAAGAAGCAACTCCCTTAGCATTTAAACCACCAGTCTTACTTTTTCCCTCGGCTCTTTGCCATGCTGCTGTTTTTGCCATTATCTTGGTCCGAATTGCGATAAGTCAAACGAGTCTAAATTATCGTTAGTAGATTCAAAATCTACAGGTGGTAAATTATTCTTACGTTGATCTATCAGTTTTGATTGTTGTGTATTCTGTAAGCTAATACGTTTGTCCTTAGCCTCTTCCTTCATCTCCTCTTTAGACTTAGTTGTCTGAACCTCAATACCTTTAAGTTGCATATTATAATTGAACTCAAGCTCCATAAGCTGCATCTTAGCCTGAACCTCGCTCTGCATCTTCTGAATATCAAATGCTGACTCTGCTTGCTTAACTTGTAACTTAGCCTGTGTCTCAGCTTGAATCTGTTGCATAGCCACCTGAGCTGCTAACTGTTGTGATTGCTGTTGCATTTGGCCCTGCATTTGCTGAGCCTCCTGAGCTTGTTTTTGTTTTAACTCTTCTCTCTTCTTTCTCTTAAGTTTAAGTAGCTGATTAGCTAACTTAAGGTTTCTCATCTCTCTAATATCAATAGCATCCTCTAATAAGATAGAATCACGAGATAATGATATCTGAATATTCTGCTCTAGCTGAGCCTTCTCTTCCTCATCAGGTGATACCTCAATAAAGATACCGAAGTCATAGATGTATAAGTCCTTAATATCTTCTAAGATACCAACACTGTACTTACCTATCTGGTTTATAAACTCTTCCTTAAAGTCAGAGTACTCTAGTATATCTGCAACTCTATAAGAAATCGCTTCAGATAATGAACGTGTAACGTATAAACTAGACTCTAGTATGTGTCTTGTTGCTGTATTTGAGTTCAATGCAGCTAACTTCTGAACACCAACCAATGCATCTGGGTTTGGAGTAGAACCATCACGAGCCTCATTAAGACCAGTAACGTCTCTAATCATACCCATATAGTGATTATAACTTCCAATTAAACTTTGTAATTTAGCTTGTCCACTATTGGTGCCTAACTCAGAGATTGGAATTCTTGCATTATTAAATTCACCATCACCAGTATAGCTTCTACCAATCACACTACCAGTTTGGAAGTATAATCTTAATGCATCCTCTGGATTATATGCTGCTCCAGTACCTAAGTCTACCTCATTAATACCATCGGCATCAATAAATACACCATCAGGTACTACCTTAGATAGCACTTGTTGCATCTTAAGGTGAATTACTTGAATCAAGTCGGCAAATGGAATCATTCTTTTAACCAATGACTCGATAGCCCCCTTATACATTCTTGGCGCAACCGCTACATAGTTAGGGATAGCGTGTTGTGTAGCTGATTTAGGACGTACCATATTCTTAGATAGCTCCCACTTCAACATAATATTTGTACCAGCAACCATAATTCCATCATACCAAACATCGATAACCTTCTCAATCTTCTCGAAGTTTCCTTCGTCCATCATCTCTTGCGGTGGATTGAACGTATCGTCCTTTGGTATCATTTTCTCGGTACCGTTCTCTAATTTCTTTTTCTTGTATACAATTCTCTTGGTAGTCTTATAGTTGAAATAAAGTAATGTAGCAGAATCTCTACTAAATAAACTATTATTTAACTGAGCTAATCCGTACTGACTATTCCAAGACTCTCCATACTTAGATATCTCTCCTAACTGCTCTAGTGTCAGTGTTGGATCAATCTTCATAAGTTCGGTTGTGTGTACTGTCTTAACTTCTCCCCAATAGAAACAATCGTTAAAGTATGGGTTCTCTGTATAGCTATAGATAACATTCGCTGGATCCACATACTCGATTCTAACTCCATCACCAGGTAAGAACATGTGCTTAGCCATACCTATTCCCAATGTAGCAATATCTAAATCGACACTCTTACGAATATCGTTATATTTATTATCATCAAAGATTGTGTTAATTGCTTGTTCTTCAGCTATTTCAATAGCAGGCTTGTAGTTTATCTGCATGAACAATGAAAGCTCATCGTCTGTCTCTGGAAGTTCTTCTGGAGGAGTATCAAATGCATCAATTCCAAACTGCCCCTTTACTTGAAGAAGTAAATCCTTTGCAGCCATATCGGTCTGAACTGCCTGTTGAAATCTATTTCGTTTATCAGTAGACATAGCATCCTGTGCATACGCCTTAACCTTAAACATCCTGTCTGTCATTCCGTTAACTACAATATCAAGGAATTTAGGTATAATTGGAACAGGAGTCCAGTCCAAATTTAAATGACTTAAATCACCATCTACAGATAGTTCGTTCTTATACTTTCCAACTGATTGTTCTCCACGAGCGTATAGACGTAATTTATGAAAATTAGAACGTTGATCATAAAATCTACATCCATGACTGTCCTTCTTAAACCACTCATATAATATAGAGTTCCCAACTTGTAAACCATACTCAATAGTTTCCTTCTCTTTATCTGTTGCAAATTGATCAGGAAAATTTACTTGAGATACATTTATCTTTACGTCCTTCATTTATCTTATTATTTCGCTATGTGTTCCGCTATTATTATACTTTGCAAAGTTAAAGATAATTTTCGATTCTTTTTTGACTTGTGCATACACATTTTTTTGATTAGCCATTATAGCTAATCCTGAGCTAATTGCAGCATCAAACTTCGTTCTATTGTTTATATCAAACCTTGACCATTCGTTAATTGTTCGTGTGAAGTACATTGACCCCATCTCATCAGAGTCTCTATACGTACCCTCCAAGTCTAGTCCTACATACTTCTCAATATACGACTCAATCGCAGACGCGTGAGACTGCTTAACATCTTCAGAAGAGTTAGGAATACCTCCAAGCTCTTTCTCTGTCTTAGAGAGGTTGTTATAGTGCTTATCTGGCCTATTCATAGAAAACCCTCTATATCCTCTATTCTTAAAATGATATAGTAGTCTAGGTTTATTGTTCTCAACTAGTATGGGCATACCATAAAATACACACGCCATCAAAACTTCTTCGAAGAATATCTCTGCCGTCTGTGGTCTTGCAATATACTCCAGAAAGAAATGATTACTTGGTGCGTTGTCCATATTAAACTTTGTAAGTCCGTGAAGAGATCCGTTCGAACCTCCACCTCCTACAGTACCTGATATATCATAGGGGTCACATCCAAAGGCGCCAATATGGTCATTCCCAGGATACTTCATTCCATTCTTATTAATAATCGCATTTTGCAGGTTACGTTCTGGTATCCAAGAAACGTTAAATCTTCCTCTTGGATCTGGAGTCCATATCACCTTGGTATCCTTCTCTCCGTTTAACCAGCTGAATGATCCGCGCGTAAGAACTCTGTCCTTAATTAACGAGTCGTTATAGTCGATCTGCTGGTATATCTTTGTTAGGTTGAATATTGATGACTTGCTCTCGTCCCTGAAGGCGTGAGACTCTGTTCTTGAGAACTGTCTATAGAACTCATTAAGTGCGTCAGCATCACTCTTCAATGAAGCAACCTCATTCTCCCAATAATCAATAGCACCATTAGATATCATCTGTCCATCAATACCAAGTACTGGTTTTTCTGGCTTTCTGAATACTGGCATTCCATATCTGTCTATATATCCCTCAAAGTTCCACTCCATTGGTATATACAAAGAGTACATACCAGACTTTGTCTGACCATTGGCATTACGTGTACTTACATTTGATTCTTCGTATAACTTCTTGAAGTTAGCCCCTCCCTTTTCAAGCGCATTAGGCGTTGAACCCATCATACACTTTCCAATTATCTTAGAACCTAATCTAAGACAAGTCTTTGTTACACGCCAGTTATTTAAGATGTTATCTGGCTTAATCCATTTACCAGAATTCATACTTATTGTAAAATCAGAAAGTATTAATTTCCTTCCTTCATCATCTTCAGAATCAACTTGTATTCCTATATATTCGCCTTTATCTAAGTACTCTACGTCAACCTTATTTCTTCTACCAGTAGTAATAGGAGTATAATCTTCAAATGTTTTTTTAATTGTTAGTATAGGTATGATGGATAAATCTCCAGATATAAAAACTCTGTAGGTATCTGTATTAAAATTACTTTTTTTATGCATTACCCTAGAACACGATAAACCACATGATAAAGCTATTAATCTTATTTGTTCTATAAGACCTTTTCTATTCATTCCAAATTCAATAACGCCTTTCTTTTTGTCCGAATACCCATCCGTATCTACTAATCCAGCAAGTAACTGTAATCTTGTATCTATAGAAGAGTTCATATAAGATTCTGGAATATGTTTATTATTATAAACATTTATTTTTCTTAATTCTGAATTTATTTTTTTAAACGCAAATTCAACTATTTTTTCACATGTAGATTTTTTTAATTCATATTCTATACCCATATTAGCAGCCATTCTTCCTAAATATTGAAGTATTTCTGGCTCCTCGTATTTATTTACAAGTATAGTAAATGCGCCTTGCCTTCCGTCTCCAAGCCATAATCCTAATAAATACGGAGGTATAGTTATATCCTTATCTTTAAATTGAATCCCATTAGACGTAACTCTAGTTAAGTGTTGTTTTCTAAAGCCAGATGAATTAATATATTCTTCTGGATTAAGTATAACTTCCTTGTGTCCTTTTTCTTTATTTATATATTGATTAAACACTAATCTATGATTTTTTGTAACTATGTAGTCTTCTCCGTATGGTTGTTTTACGATATACCTATCTGTTATTCCAGAAGTCTTTTTTACAACTGTTTTTAATTTACCACCTTCTACAATTACCTTATCTCCAATATTTATTTCAGATATTTTTTTAAATATTAAATTCTCAGTTAGTATTAAAGTATCTGGAGCATAACATTCGTCATGTACGAGTAGTAGTAATTTCTCACCGTCATAACTATTGTCTGCCGTGTTCTTCCAGTCAATTGTAGTATCAAGACCTCTTATATCAGAATCTGCATCTTCATACATATTCTTCTTGGTAATCTTAGCCGCAGGAACTCTAAATGCTAGTTCTGTCTTTGGCTTATCCATACCATCCTGGATAGGCTTGAAGAAGAATGGATAGTTGCTTATAATCGGAACCACCTTATTGGTAAACATTGTCTTAGCATCGTTACCAGTCTTTGATAGGATGCCAAGTCTTGCATCTTTGGCAAGTGTCCCAGTATTAGATAACTCATTAGATCCCATAAACGAGAATCCAGAACGTCTAATCTTTAGGTACACCATTCCAAACGAACGGTTATCGGCCTTACAGGCTTCCCAAAATATAAAGTATATCCTATTTGCCTCTCGGTAGTCTGGGAGTCCAACATCAATCTTGGTCCACTGTAGGTACATATAATGAGATCCTGTGATATAAGTTTTAACGCCATTGTTCATAAAGAAAAATCCGTGATCCCTTCTATCAAACTCTCCCTCTATATAATCAACCCACTCATCCTTAAAATTCTTAGGCATAGTATGCCAGTTGAATATAGTCTTGATATTACTAAGCTCCATTGGATACTCAGATGGTTGCCAATACTGGTTCTCTTTCTTATTATCTCTTTTATAAACATCGTCTGGTGTTGATGGTAGTGCAACTAGTAGTCCGCTAATATTATAAATATCTCCAATGGTTCCATCCTTAGATATAACCACCATATCATACTTCTCATTATAGCCATACTCCCAAGTCTTGCTCTTGTTCTTTACTACAATAACACTCTTAGGTACATGGTCTTGGACTATCCTGTATATACTATTTTGATCTTCTTTCTGCAAATCCTTGTACTTTAGGTTCGGTTTTTACAACGGATTCATCAATTAGTTTCTCTTGCTCTAGCTCTATCCTATTTAAGATATGAAAGGCATCTTCGATTGCCAAACGTTTTGTAGAGGCAGCATTCTTAAGTTTATCAGCAGACAAGTCATCATCACCACCTCTTATTATGGTGTCCTCAGCAATTTTAATTAACTCATCCACTGCCTTATAACCAGCTGCAATAATTCTTTCTTTAATTGACTTTAATTCCATTTTAATGTAATATTTTTAGTAAGCATTCTATATAGCTTCTCATCATTTATGTAAAATGGGTACTCACTATTTGGCTCAAACGAAATCTCATTTCCAATACTTAGACCTAGGTCTAGTAACTCTTGATTAATATACTCTATAGTTCCAATTAAAGGTTCCTCTAATGTATTCTTATGAATAATCGAGTTCCTTGTCTTAATTGGTTTTACAAAGCAGTACTTAGAGTGAGCACTCCATTTATTATCGTGAAAGTACATAAAGAACTGTTCATTATCTACCATGAATAAATCATCCTTGAGATAGCTTGCACCACTCTTCTCATTACCCTTCATATCATAGTATAATTTAAATACATTATGATGAACGAGTAATAAGTCTCCATCCATTATTTCTCCTTTATATCCGATAGGAGTAGATACTACTACACCTAGTCTATTAGATACGGTATGATCTTCTTGAGATGTACTCACAACTAAATCAATTCCACCTATACTCTTGGTATTATTATATCGCTTACCATCTAATGGCTTTACGATAAAGCAGTAAGGAGATTTCATTTAGAAGTTTATATTGTATTCTACAGAGACTGGAATGTTAGAATTGAATTCCTTCCATAGAATGGTCTCATCAGATTCATTCTCTATCCATACCTGAAAACTACATTTAGATTCATTGAAGAATATTAGATGTATCTTATGAGAACCTCCAAGAACCTCTTGTCCCTGGAGATAACTCATAGCATTCTTATAGTCTGGACCTACTGATATTTTACGAATGTCCATCGTTTATTTGGCTTTTAGAATTTCAATCTCTGCTTTTAATTCTTTAACTGCGTTGATAAGCGCAAATATTAAGTCGCTTGAGTTAAAATCGTACAATTCTGTTTCCTCTTCATCATCTTCGTTTAACTTTGCTTTATAAGTTTTAACTGTATCAGGGAATATTTCTTTCATTTCTTGAGCTATAACCCCTGTGTATTTTGCTCCCTTAGTAGTACCCGCTAATCCATTGTATTCATAGGTAACTGTATTAATAAGCAATATATCTGCCAATCCTTTTGTATAAGGTATAATATTTTCTTTTATTCTT